CTCCCTGCCCACCCATAATCACCGAGATGATGCTGGTCCGTGTGAATTCCGATATGCTGGTGATGCGCCGCCGTATCGCCTCTGCGCTGATCCATTCCAGCGCGAGCCGTTGAAAGAATTCGGCAAAGCCCTCTTTGGTTTCAATCCGAAATTTCAGCGCCTTGCCCTGTCTCAAGATCCGATCGCCGAATGCCTCGATCATCGTCACGCCAACGGCCAAGAATAGATCACGAATGCGCCGCTCGTGGTCATCTGGTAGGGCCGGGAAATTGCCTGTTGCCTCATATTTGTCTGACATTTCGCGCATGGCCCGCGCAATTTCCGCCGCGAATTGCCGTGAAAAGCGCCGATCCGCTGCCGATATGATCCTGTTTTGCCGCGCTGCCTCTCTGCGCGGATCTTGATCTATGAGGCGTCTCACTGTGCCTTGCGATCCAGCGGCGTGACGTTATCGGGATAACCTGCCGCGCGTGCCAGCGCCTTGATGTCGGATTCTTCCATTGGCAGGGACATATCCAGCGGCAGGAGATTAGCCTGGACCAGTAGCGTATCACCCCCCGGCACAGGCTCGAAGCCCTTTATTTCGCGGCGTTCGTTTAGTGTCAGATCCTGCGATGCGTCAGCCATTGCCCAGAGCGCCATTCGCTTTTCAACAATGGCGGGAACCTGATCGAGATCGGGGCGCAGTTCCAGCTTTTCGCCAAAGTCAGGCACTAGCCATTGGTTCCACGCGCCATAGACGCAGCCCAGAAGAGGCAGCACTGTGTCCTCCCAAAATGCCAGCCGCGCCTCGGCATAATTCGAATAAGTGTTGTCGCCGGGGATGCCCAAAAGCTGCGGGGGAACGCCAAAGGCAAGGCAAATATCCCGCGCGCTGCTGTTCTTCTGCTCGATTATGCCCATATCGACGGGTGAAAGGCCCATTTCTTTCCAGTCCAGCCCGCCCTCTAGCAGCATCGGACGGCCTGCGTTGTCGCCGCCCTGATACATTTCCTCCAGCGATGACTTGAGCCTGTTGTATTGGTCGTCAGATAGCGGGCTGTCGTTCTGCGAAACAAGCGCCCCAGATGGCCGCGCGCTGTTCTGCAACAGCGATTGCATCCACTTCATAGCCTCGTTGTGCTGATCCACAGCATAGGCAGCGGCCTCGACGGGCGACATACCATACCAGTCGTTGACCGGGTTGAATGTCTTGATCTGCCAGACGTCGCTTTCCAGCGTTTCCGGATCAGCATCCCATCGGACCTTGCGCCCGTTCATGTCGTACTCGAACCCGGCAGGCGCGCCTGTGTTTGACGGGATGACCTTCATTCGATCCGAGCGCAAAACGTACAATTCGCGCGGCTCGCCAGTGGTCCGGACCTTTTCCTGATACGCGTTACCAGAGAGCATATAGAACCCCATCAGCGCCGTGAGATATTCGGCACGCCCTTGCAATGGGTTTGGGTTTTCGATCAGATCAAGCAGCGGGCTTTCCGTCACTTCGACATCGCCGCGAAACAGATTGACGGGCACAGACGCAACCGCCTCGGCAATCTTGTTGACTGCCTGATACGCAATTACGTTTAGCTGATACGCCTCGCGCGCAAGCGCTGTGTAATTGCGAGGCGTCCACGCGGGTTGCCCCGGTGTCAGGACAAGCGTCTGCGCGGCAGCACTGGCCTTGACCTGCGGTGCCTGCCTGCGGAAAGCGTCAAAGATGCCCATTTATATCCTCACAATGCCCTGACGCGCGGCTCTAGCTGCGTTTTTAGCATCAATTCTGTTAGCGCCCACACGAGAGCGTCGGCCCTGTCCGGCGAGCCATCGCCGATATATCCGTCTGGCCCGATCTGGCACATTTGATCTTCGAGATCCGGCAAGCTGCCAATGTGCGACACCCGGCCCTGTTCGTATAGCGCCGCGACTGGCTCTGCCCGTGCGACTTTGCCACGGCTTGCAGTCACTTCTTTATAGCTGGCCGACTTATCGACCGTCCTGATTACATGCTCGACCATCGCGCCGCCAAAGTTGCGCTCTGCCACGATGCGATCCGCACTGAATTCGTGATAGGCCACCACGGCCCGTCTGCCCCATCCATCGGGCGATAGCTTGCATGTGCGATCCGCCAGGACGTACGCGCGGCCATCCACGCCTAGCCCTGCAACCACGATACCGATGCTGTCGCCGTCATCATCCGCGCCCCCGGTGCCCGATGGGTCAACCGCGACAACCACCCGGCGCATGTCTGGCGCTTCCCTCTTGCGGTGTTCGTCAATCATGGCCCGAGTCCAGAGCGCGCCTGGCAGATCGTCCAGCATCTCGGCGTTCAGTTCCTGGCGGCCCAGCCTTGTGCCCTCGTATCGGTTGCGGATCTGCTTGAGAAACGATGCCGCGAGATTGCCTGCGTTGTCGAATGTAGAACCGTGCGTGATGACTGTCGCGTCATCCGCCATGATTTCTTTTAGGACCGTGATCGGCCTCGGCGTTGTGGTAACAAGCGCCTGCGGCCTTTCACCAAGGCGCAAGCCAAATTGCAGCATGTCCCACGTTTCGCGCGCATAGCGCCACTTTGCCAACTCGTCGCACCAAGCTGCATCAAATTGCGGCCCGCGTAGTTGTGCGGGCTGTGTCGCGTTGTAACCAAGGGCAATGGCTCCTGTGTGGAACGTGATCTGGACGCTTGGATTGGCGACGATTTTAGGCCGTTGATGATCCGGGAAAACAGACGCCAGCCCGCTATCCCCAAAACACATGACCTCAACCAGATCCTTATACGTTTCGCCGATCAGGGCGATCCGCTGCCGCCCCGCGTCAACCTGTTCCTTGACCCACTCAGCCCCGGCCCGCGTTTTGCCAAAGCCCCGGCCCGCGTTGATAACCCATGTGAGCCAATCGCCGTCTGGTGCGAGCTGTTCCTTGCGTGCCCAGAACCGCCAATCGTATTCGAGCGCCTCTAATTCGTCGTCAGTCAGATCCGCTAGTATCGCCTGCCTTATCTCTGGCGTCTGCGAGGCGAGCAAGTTTGCTGTTGATCCGTTCAAGTGCGCTTGCCCCCGCCATACTGCCGTCGCTGCTGGTGTTGTCCACGACAGTCTTTTCAGTCCACCCGGCCCGCGTTTTCATCCAGAATATCATTGCTGCCGTGTCGCCGCCCTTGGCCTTGTTGAACAGCGCCCCGCCCACCGTGGCATTGGCCTTGGCCGTCGATAGGTCCAACTCGGCGCGGTAGTGCTTGCGCAGCGTCTTGGCCCCAATGCCGATGATCTGCGCGATCAACTCTTGATCTGTCCCGACTGTCGCGTGAAGTTGCACCGTCTGCCGGGTTAGGTCGGTTGGCTTATGGGTTGGGCTTGGCATTTGATGTCCTCAATTTATTTTCGCATTTTTGCGATTTAGTGCGCTGCGGTTGAGGCTGGGCTATCGGTTGAACAACCTCCGAACAGCGTATGAGCGCACCACCGATGCCGCCGTGTAAATCGCTGTGGGTCCGGCTGTTGCGCGCGTAGGGTATCAGATCCGCAGTCTGAATCTTTTTATAGACGGTAGCTCATGTCAATCTATCCCCTCGCCCTCGTGCCCTTGCGAGTGAGTTGCGCGCAGTGTGGGCTTGGTGTCTGGCGCATAGCCTCGGCAATGGCTTCGATAAATGCGCGCATGTTCTTTACCAAAGCGCGATGACGCTGCCGCCAGCCGCCGTCAGGACGTGTGTGACGCGGATCGGGATGATTGACCCTGCGCCAACGCCCGCGAAAGTCACATCGCCACCGCCTGCCATTGTCACCTCTACATCGCCAGCGGCCCCGACATAGAGCGCGCGGGTGACGTTGCCGAGAGCGGACACTCCTGGCGTTACTGCGATGGCGTTTGATGCGGGGCTATCAAGGCCCGTGCCGTGTTCGCTGAAATTGTCAGCCATATTTCTATCCTCTTACAAAAGCACGTTGCTGGGCGTGGAGATCGAATCCGGATCGATCAACTCGACGCCTTGGAATTTAACCGCCGCCTCGTGCCGGTTGCTCTCCGCGACTTCCGTGCCGTTTTGCGTCCACGTGATTGCAAGTTTCTTCCACAGCCCCCGCGCGACGACCTCCGGGCCGAGCCAAAAGTTTGCGTGGAAGCGGGTGTCTAGGACGGCGGGCGTGGCGATGTTGCCCTCTGCGTCTGTGACTGCTGGCGTCAGAACGATGTTGCCGATCTTAGTGATGGTTGTGTGTGGTGCGGGGATGACTGGCCCAGATGCCGGGACTGCTGGTGCTATCTCTTGCCCGTCTGCGTCTATGATAGCGGGCTGGGCGGGGGTTGTGTAGACCGTCAGGCCCACTGCCAACGCCACTGCGTCGAATGTCGCTTCATCCGGGCATCGCACCATTTGCCAGAGAACGCCAGAGGGAAGGAGCGTAGCAAATACGTCATGCTCTGCACCGTCGAGATTGGTGATCGTAATCATGCGCTCGCCTCCGCAATACCTACATCACCAATGTCGTCAGACCATACGACCAGCTTGCCTATATTGCCGTTGAATGTTGGGCCGATCTGGAAATCAGTTGCGGATAGATCGGGGAGGGATGTTGGTGTTGTGTTGGCGGTTAGGGCTGTGCCGTCTACTGCACCGTTGATGAATGTGGAGCCGTGGCGGGACGCGATGTTGCAGGGTACGTTGATGCCTGCGGTGTACGACCCGCCCGTGACGGTATCAACAACAGAGGCTGATTCCTGTGTAAAACTGAAGTCGCTCGCGCCTGTAGAAATAAGGATGTTGTTGTTCGCGTCGGCTTGCCATGTCGCCAATGCACTGCTGGCGCCTGTCATTGTCCCGTCCGTCTGGATGCTAACTGCGGTTGTGTACGTGGGCATATTCGCAGCGGCTACTGTAGCTGTCTCAGCGGCTCTGGTGACTATACCGGATGCTGCGAGATTGGGAATATAGCTGGATGGCGTCGACCCGACTTCCAACTGCGCGTCTGTGACTGTGCCCGATACCGTTAGTATCAGAGATGAGGCTGTGGGCGTGAATGTCAGCGACACGCGGTTTTCTTCGCCTGTACCTGTGCCGACAAGTGGCCCCGCTGTTGATGCGCCGGAAAGCGTGACTGTGCCTGTCCCCGTGAAATGCAATGTGTGCGGAACGGCTGTCGTGGTGTAGGATTGCGTTACGAGCGTATTTGTTGTGTGCAGTAGTTGGACTTTGGACTCACTCTCGATCTGTAGGCCCTCATTGACCCAAGAGGTTCCGTTGTAGACGTGATTGCCACGACGAGCGAGATACCGAGCAGCAGATGTTGTGGGGACGTAGGACTCTAGGCCAGCGGTTGTTTGGTCTGGGTTGTTGGTCATGCCGCCGAGGTCATTGCGGTGCATATGCCAGCCCCAAATCGCCACGCCTGAAGTGCCATCGCCCGTGTAAGACGTTGGGCCTTGATACGTCTCAGTCATATTTATTTGACGGTAGAGCGAGGACGCGCCAGTCGGTGTAAATTCAAATGAAACTTTATACCATCCGTCGCCAGCCGATGTTATTGTGCCAGTGCTGACTGTAACGCTACCGAGGTCATAATCACAGATTATTCCCGGTGCAGCATTAATGTTAATTTCTCCGGCGTTTCGTCCCTGTGCTTTTAGCCAGACAGTTATCCTG